GCGCGCCCTGATTGACCTTCCGTCTCAGTGTCGAGCGCTGCAGCGCTCCGGCACCGAGGTTGAAGGTAAAAGAGACCAATGCATCGAACTGTCCGTCGGTCAGGGGCACCGAGGTCAGCCGCAGTACTGCCCGCTCGGCGATCCTCACGTCCTTACGCAGAAGCTCAGTGGCCTCAGATTGCGTGACGCCCGCTGCGAACTGCTCCCGCTCATGCGCCAGCACGACATGCCCGTAGCCGATGGTCGGATAGCCGGCCGGGCAGATGTAAATGGTGGAACTGAAGCCTTCAAACCGTTTGATCAGGTTGAGTCCTTCTTCGGTGACGTGACGCATCAGCCACCCCGGCGCATCTTGCTGATCTGACGGCTGCCGAACCAGAAGGACATCACAGCGGCAAACAGCGCCTGGGTTTCTTCGTCCCAGGTGGCCTGCAGGGCTGCCGCCAGGGTGATCCCGTCGGTTTGCAGCAAAGTGGCCAAGGCCGAGACCTTCACCACCGCAAAGACCAAGAAGAAGGCATAGGTGATGATCGGGCGCACCGAGGCCTGTAAGGCTTCCACCCATGGCGAACCCGTGGGATAGTTGGCATAGCTGTACAGCGCCTGACTTTCGGCAACATCAGCCGCAATCTGGATTTCTTCCAGGCGCTGGCTGTGGCCCAGCCGCTGCTGCTCCATCTGCCGATCCAGGATCGCCAGCTCATGTTTGCGATCCTGGCTGTCGCGAAACAGCTTGAGGAATTCTGGGAAGGTGCTGCTGATGAAACCCAGCAGTGATCCTAGCAAGGTCAGCATGATCAGTGTCCCCCAAAGAACTTCAACTTGATCAGTGCGCCGGCAACTAGGGCCAAGATGAAGCCAGTGGTCACCATGCGCACCAGGGTCTGCCAGGCGGTGTGCTTGGCGGTATTGAAGGCTTCGAGCAGCCCACGCAATTCACGAATGTCGGCAGCTGCGCTTTCGCCATCCAGGCCGACATCGGTCATGGCGCGCTTGGCACCGCGTTCGGCCGCGTCCTCGATCAGTCGCTCAAATTCGTCCAGCGGCATGGATACCCAGCCGTCTCGGGTGTTCGGTGTGTTCATCACGGTCTCCAGAAACAAGAAACCCCGCACAGGGGCGGGGTCGATGGGGTAAAAGGGATTCGCAGGTCACGGGGCGCTGGGGATTGCCACGGTCGTTGTGCGTTTGGGGGGCTTGGTGTTCCCAGCTTTGGCCTTGCCTGATTTGCCGGCTGAGATTTCCACCGACGTGCTCCAGCTTTGACCGGCCAGCTGATGGGTGACCGATTCGATCAGGTAGGTGCCGTCGACTTCTTGCTTGAACCCCTGCAACTCGACCGATTTCTCGGCGGCCAGATCGGCACGGCCTCGCAACTCCAGCTGTCCGCTGGCGGTCTGCCGGTTCATGCCGGCCAATTTGGCTTTTGCTGCAGCCTTGGCAGCGCTGGGGTTCGGGTAAATGTGACGATCAGTGTGCGTGGCGCTGCTGGAGCAGACCGGGGCATCCGGGTTGGGGATGACGATGTCGATCTTTTTGCCGGTCTTCGTTTCGTGCGCCTGAGTTTTGACCGCACCAACGCTGCCCCGGTCGGGGAAGTTCAGGCGATAGCTGATCACTTCGTTTGGTGAGAGACGGATCACCGGCAGGCTTTTACCCGAGGCGGTCTTGCCTTCTGCGCGCGGCAGGACCACGAGCTTGCGGTCCTTCAGGGTGGCCGTGGCGTTGTATTGACGCGCCAGGCGGGTCAGGAAGTTCAAATCCGACTCGCCGACCTGGTCGGCCCGTGGCACCGTCGTGGTGATCGAGCAGACCGGCTGCCAGCGGTTGCGGGCTGCGATCTCACGGATGATTTGCGACAGCGGCACGTTTTCCCAGGCGTGCTGGCGCGGGCTTTTGGCAAGACCTGCCATGTCCGTCGGCTTGCCGCGAATGACCAGCGTGCGTGGTGGCCCTGAGAATTCGATCTCGTCCACGGTGTAGGCGCCCATGAAACTCAGCCCCTGGCCCTCCCAACCCAGAGAGATGCGCAGCAGTGCGCCTTTCCTGGGGAAGGCAATCCGGTCGTCACGGTCATCCAGCCGGATTTCGCACTCGTCCGACTGCAGTCCGGCCCGGTCGGTCAGCTGCAGGCTGATCAAGCGGTCTTTGAGCAGATCGGTGATGTCCTGGGCGTTGGCAATGACTTGGAAGATGGCGCGCATCGGTCAGTCCCACAGGTTGATCACATCGGTGCGCGCGGGGGCCAGATCCGGCAGATGGATGACGACACCTGAGGCAAAGGGCTGACCACGCGCAGCCAGTCCCGGATTGGCCTCCAGCACACCCTCGACGGTACCCATCAAGTGCCCGTAGTGCTGGTGGCAGATGCGATCGAGCACATCGCCGTCAGAGGTTTTGATAGTCGTCGCCATAGCGTTTGAATTCCACGGTAAAGGTCTGCTTGCGCGGTGCGCCGTCGGCCATGAGGTCGCTTTGATCCTCCGAGACGCTGGCCAAATACCAGCGCCCCAAGGTTTCGCCATGGCCGGCGATGAGCTCGACCGGTTTCATCTGAAAGCCAATCCGGCGCAACGCGTTCAGTTGGGTCATGCCTGCCATCTGCGCAAAGACCACGCCTGAGAGCGTGAGCGACTCATCGCCCTGATTGACCGCTTGCAGGGCCTGCGGTCGCCCCAGACGCTCCTGGGTGGCGATGTTGTATTGGCTTTGCCGGCGCAAGCTGTCGAAGGCTGCCGTGTTCAGGCCAAAGTAGAAACGCTCGCCTTGTTCTGCGACCAGCACCAACAGGTGTGGTCTGGCACTGGAAAGCGTCGGCATGCCTGCACCTGCAGCCCGGCGTGTGCTCGAAGCGGTGGGTGATGCCAGCGGTGTCATGGCACCGGCGCTGCCCAGTTGGGCTTTGAGTGCGCCCAATTGCGTCGACACCGAGGTCGCCGCTCTCTGCACCGACCGCACCGCCGAGTCCAGACGCTTGGCGCCCGATTGGGCGGTATCGATCAGGCTGCCGATCCGCTGCGTGGCGCGATTGATATCGGCCAGCCCGGCCTGCACGCTGGCCATGCTCCGGCCCAGGGAGCTGCGTTCAAAAGCCGTCACGCTGGCGGTAGGCAGCAGGGTAACCAGGCTTTTAAGGTCATTGGCGCCGCGCGTCAACTCGGAGGATGTGTTGGCTGCCAGACGGAATATGTTCTCTGCCGGCCGGGCCGCCTGCGCCAGTTGTCCCAGTCGTTGCGCATGGCTGGTGGCGCGCGCGACCGATGAGCTGGCCTGGGAGACCCATTGGGTGATGGAAGACAGGGTCATCAGTTACCTCACACATGCGCGCCATCGAACCAAGCGGCTCGCTGGTTTTGTTGTTGAAACTGCTCGAACAGCCGCTTCAGGTGCGGCATCAGTTCGTTGGCCAGTTGCCGGGGATCTTTCACATCACCCTTGACGGTAATTTGCAGGCTGGGCGAGAAATTCACCTGTTGCGGCACAGCGGGCGCCTTGGCCACGGGCGTTGTCGCTACTTGGGGTACAGGTAGCGCAGCGCCGGCCGCAACCGATGGCGCAAGATTGGGTGACACCGGCGTGGCCGCCAATGTGGGGGCCGCCTTCGATGGTTGGGTTGCCACCAGCGACTTGCCCAACCAGCCGCCCAGCTTGTCACCGGCGAAAGAGCCAATAGCGCCACCGAGCAAACCGCCAATCGCGATCCCGATGGGGCCACCCAGTGCGCCGACTGCGGCACCGAGCTTGGCGCCGGCCAAGCCTCCCGCCAGTGTGCCTGCCGCACCGCCGTAACCCTGGGCCTTTTCTTGGCGGGTGGTGGCGTTCTTGGCGGTATCAAAGACTTGATACGCGGCCGAGCCAATGGCCAGTGCACCACCCAGTCGGCCACCGGCCTTGCCGAGCCAGCCTCCGACCCGGCCCAAAGCGCCACCCGCGCGGGCCATGCCACCTGCGGGCGACCCAGAGGGCTTGCCTGCGCCTCGGCCAGACCGGCCCAGCAGATCAGGCAAGGCACCGGCACCCGGCCAGTTGGTCACGAACACTGGCTGCGCCCCGGTAGTTGCCCCACCGGTGAGCACGCTCGCCAGATTGCCCAGCTTGCCGGGTAGGCCAGGCATGCCTGGGGCTCTGCCGGATCGACCCGCCATGAGCGTGCCCCGCGCCAGATCAAGCGCACCACGCCCAATGTTCCAAACGGCACGAGCGCCTTTGAGAGCCACCAGCCCACCGGCAACCGTGGCGAGACCGGCTACCACCATGGGTGCCTGCTCGACCAGCGTGGCCAGCGCCCGACCCACGGAACCCAGTGCTTGGCCAACGGTGTCGGTCACCGGTCGCAAGGCATCCCCGATGCGCCGCAAGGCTTCGTCCCAGGCTTGGGTAACTTCGCTCCAGATCTGTTTGGAGGTTTCGCGCCGGGCGATCAGGTCTTGTTCGATTTCGCCACTGGCGCGCGCCGCGTTTTGCTTGAGTCGCTGATACAAATCGGCGTTTTGCATGTAGGCGGTCAGCGCCGCCTTGACCTGCATGTCGGCAAAGAGGTCACCGGTTTTCATGGTGGCCTCGAAGGCTTGCAGCATGGCCCGCTGCTTGGCCGGGTCGCGTTCCTGGCCGATGCGTTGCGCTGCAGCCGAGACTTGCTGGGCACGCTGAGGATCGGTCTGCTCGATGTAGGCCCGGGCCAGCACGAAGGAGGACTCCATGGTGCTCCAGCCCTTGCCGATGGCCTCCTGCATCATGGCAGCGTAATCGATGCCGACATCGGCGTAGCGCCGCTGAGTCTCGGGCGAGCCGATCTTGGAGAACCAATTCTTCAGATTGTTGGCCGCCTGATCCGGTGAGCCGGAAACCTTCATTTGCACCTGCAGCATGGCGCCCAGCTGATTGACCGAGTCCTGGCCGGTGATACCAATCTTCTGCATCTCGGCCAGCAGCTCCGGAAACCAGCGCGCCATCTCCGAGGATTCGAACGACCCTTCCT